AAAAATACACTTTAGTATGTGAAGTAATGGATAAAAAGTGTAACGTGGCAGTTTCTATAGTAAATCAGCTTATAGTACCTGCAATGGAGAATGTAAACAGCAAAGAATTGCTTTTAGTAAGAAACATATTGGTAGATGTGATTAGTACATTTGCACCTGAAATTTGTTACACTACATTCTCTGAGTTATGCAAAAACCCTTGCGAAGAAAAGTTGATCATATGTATTGATAGCCTGAAAGAATTTTTTTCTAGCGAAAGTAACCCACTAGAAGATAATGGTAGCACATGTAGAATGTTCGATAAAACCTTACAAGAATTTGAATATAGAAAAAGTAGATATTCAGCAGAGGTAGCAATTAAATGGTTTGTGCCTATTCCAGATTTAGATAGTAATGGAAATGTAATAAAGCTACTACCTAACGTACATAGCTTCTATAACCAGATTGCTCGCATCAATAAAATTCATAAAAGAAGACTATCCGATATCATATTAACACATGATACCTCTAGCGAGTTTGCCAACACCTTAAACTTTTGCATCTCAGAGATAAAAAAAATCGACGTAGAGACAATGCCTAAAATTCCGACATGTGATTTTAAAGTTATTGAAACTCCAACTTTGATTTTCAAAGATTCTAAAGATAGCTCTGGCATACAAATAGCTGATATAATCGCTGGGTTTTTGAATAGATATATACATGGGCTTCTGTATAAAGGTATTAAGATGGATTCTATATATCATGCAACATTTAATAGAATTATAAAACCTAATCGTAGTCCAGATTCTAAAGGGACAAACTTTGTAATTCCATTAAGCAAACAACATTGGTTATTCAGTAAATTTAAACTCTAAAAAAGCCCCGTAATGGGGCTTTAATTTAACTCCCACCTACCATAATCAATAACACCTCCAAAAGTTGTCCCAACGGAACCTGAATTACCACAATACCGAAAGCATCAAGTACTGGAACGATAATCCAGTTGTAGAGGATAATTAGGGTAATCACAAATCCTAAAGCGTTACGCCAGTGAAAGGTTACTTTCTCAATCTCTTCTTTGTTGGTTTCAATTTGCCCATCCAATTTGGTTTGGGTTACTTCTTTTTCAATGGTTTTCTTTTTTAGGAAGAAATCCATTCCTGTTTTTACTAGTTCAATTAGAATACTAATCATTTTGCATCATCCTTAAGTATCTGACAAACACAAGAATGTACGCGATGACCTTTGAAAACATGGTTAAAAGAATATAGTACCTTTACTTCTACAGCTACATTGAGTAGTTCAATAGCTATAACATCACCGTCATTTATTCGAGGTGTATTATCATGATTGAAACTATATACTACTAAGCTTCCTTGTTCTTTATCTACTTTCTTTTTTATATATTTGCTTCCAGATAGTGCGTTGTCATAAGGTATTGTAACACTTACTGGCTGAATGGATTGAAAAGAGAAGTCTGTTAATACAGAGTGATCGTAACAGGGAAATTGTTCTAAGTCTTTCATCTTAATTTCTCCAACGGTAATCAAAAGCACCGCGTAAACTTCTTAATTGTTCTATTACTTTTTGTTCGGTTTCATCATAAAAATCGAAAATACGTTTCCTACCTACTGAACCGTAATAGCCTATTACTCTCTGCTCGCGTGCCAGTTTAGGGTTACGCTTTGAAGATTTCTTAGTAGTATCGATTAGGTAGATATTCCCGTTTTTACTTTTGACCTTCTTATATTTATTGTTCTTAGAGCGTGAACGTAGTTGTACTATGTTACCCTGCTTCGTTAACTTAGCATTTTGGTAAGGAATGATTTTCGATTCAGTACGGTTAGAGTAGTTTGAATCTAAGACGTACTTAAGATAGGAAGTTTGATTCGGAAGTACTATGATACGGTTTACAGTCTCGAACTCATTTACCTTCTGGTATTTGAATATCATACTTCTACCTGTGAACGGTACTACCCCACCCTTTACTTCTTGGTTAATCTTTACCTGCATCTGGTTAGTTACAGTACGCATTCTAGTACTTAATTCTTTCTTGAATTGCTGCCCTATACGCGGGCTGTTCTTGTTTATGAATCTCTTCATATCATTGGGACTATTGCCCCTTCGCCATGCCATTACTGTAATTCCTCTATCAATGTTTGCAGTACTCCAAATAACTCGTATCTGTCTTTTGGAAAACGTGCCTTACACATTACGGCTTTGTTAAGATTGTTGGCCTGTAGTCCAAAGTAGCAGATCAATGCAGCTTCTATTAGTGCTGCTTCATTACTTGTCTGGAAACACCATAGAATGGATTTTTCATAATCACATCCTTCATCAATCATCAGATTAACTGTCTTGCTACTACTGGTATATCTTTTCCAGTCGCTGGTTTGTGTAGTACTGGTTAATTTGTTTATATCTTTTAATTTTTTATAGACGTGCTTCATTCCGATGTAAAAACTGTCGTCATCGAACCTGATAACATATACAAATGCGGCATACCTTCCGCTGTCAACTTCTGACACATCCCATTGCTCTGGATTATTAACATTCCAGCTTTTAGTAATTCTCATAATAAATACTCCTATATAGAATATTTATTAGGGATTACGTAAATGGAATTAAAAGACAGACTCAAGATCTATGAAGGGACTAAAGAGTATCAGGCAAAATTTAAATACTTCAGGAATGGTAAGTTTTACCCATATGCAGATTCATTAGGTAAAATGACTATTGGTTACGGTCATCTAATTAAGTCCAGTGAAGAATTTAGTACTGGACTTACTGAAGCAGAAGCCGATGCACTGCTAGATAAGGATATAGAAATAGCGGTATCTCAAGTTAAAGCACTAGGGCTTACTCTACCCAGCGACTGGAATGATTTTTTAGTACTGATGATGTTTCAGTTAGGTTTAGGTGGCGTCCAGAAATTCAAAAAATTCTTAGAAGCTTTACGGGTTCAGGACTATCCTGAAGCTGTTAGGCAGGCAAAAGACAGCTTGTGGTATCGTCAGACTCCATTTAGGATTATGGATATGATCGCACATTTAAGAAACAAATAAGGGGCATTATGCCCCTTTTGTGTTTTCTAGGATTGTTAAAATACGTTCTAATTTTAGATTCATCTGGTTTGTTTGATTTTCCAAATTTTTAAGCATTTTTTTCATCTCATCTTGTTCTGCTTCTAAACGTTCAATAGAAGATTCAGCAAGTACAATCTTAGTTTCGATAGTACTTACTCTTTTCTGTAAATCTTGCGTATCAGAACTTCTGTCACGGTAAATCGTCCATACAAACGAAAGCCCCGCAACAATACATGCTGCAATTGTCCATATATCCATTATGTACCTCATTTTATTGTTATTAGTATAGGGATGTAGCCACTCAATAATATTTATCCATTACTCACCGGATTTTCACCCGCACGGTATAACCAAATATCAACCCTGTCACCGACAGAATCACCATATGTTAATGCACAACTACCAGAACGATCATCCTGTGCCATAACATATATGTAGTTCATTTTTCCACGCCCTACTGCTGGTATTAATAAATTATCGACTCTATGTGTAAATGGAGCATATTTACCCCCTGTGCCAGCATCATATGATGCGACTAATCTGTTATCGATTCCATCACCACCAACAAATACTTGGTAAAGATTCCATTTCACTGCTGATAAAATCATTTTTATATTGCTATTCATGACACGATCAAAATCTTCGCCATTGATACGTAATACTGTATAAAGATGGTTAGCAGTAGGTTTACCACCCCAAATATTAGGGCTTGTAGTAATACCCGATGTTTGTGGTCTACATTGATCGCCAAGTATTCTTGCAGCCGATAGAGTACCTCTAATTGTACAGCTATCGTTGATAGTAACGTTATCCAAAGTACCAGAAGTGGCCTGAATATTACCCCTGACATTCACGTTCCCAAAGTATGCACTACCGCTCTTATCGATCAACCAACCATTAACACCATCCCAGTTAGTACTTTGTAGCTGTTGTGATATTTTGGCAGAATCAATAACACCATTAACGATATGAGCCGAAAGAATAGATGCATTAGCAATCTTAGTACTATCAATTGCGGCGTTTTGTATCTTAGCTCGTGAAACACTTAAATCATTTATCATTGCCTCATCGATCGAGGCTGTGGCTATGACCGCTGAGTTAATAAAAGTCTTACCGTTCTGTATTACGAAAGGATAAACCTTATCGCTTAACTTAGCAGAGTCAGTACTGATAATGCTAAAGCGGTCTGCCATAACAGTAAACACAGATTCTTTTTCATCTGCTGCTAATGCAATACCTGTTACGTTACCATTATTGGATACTTGTACCTGCCAGCGTGATCCTAGTTCATCTACGATCTGTTTCTCAACAATACCAGTAGCTACATCACTGTTTAGTAAATTATCAATTACATCGTCATTGAGCTTACTATACGGAACTTTAGTATTCTGGTTGAAACCGATTGTAGGTGACCAAACTAACTCATCCTGCCCAAACACATCGTAGGCTGCTACACGAGCGAACCACGACCCATCATCTATACCGAATGAAGTACTGTAACGGTTAGAACTACTGAAGTACTTAGAACCTGAACTAAATCCTTCATCTAAAGCTATCTGCATTACAATCCCGGCGTAATCTGGAATGTTCGATTCTGTCCAGTCAATGAATACTGAATCAAACCCACTTTTTAGATTAATACCCAATAACTGTGGATGCTGTGGATTGTTAACTTCAATCTGTACTTCTTCTGAGTAAATACCAGTACCCCAACCATGTGCAATAATACCGAATACACGATAACGGTTTAGACCATCACTGGTGTTCATTGCAAAGGTATATGTCCATGTGTTAGTAGTTGTATAGTACGAGGTAATATAATTACGGTAACGGTCATACACGCGTATCTCATACATCTTAAAGAAGTCTGCAAAAGTCTTACCATTAACTACAGTAGAACTTTGATCATCCCATCTGAAAATAAAATCTTGTGCGTAAGTCTGGTTTAACCCAATGTCATCATTTACCATATCGAGATTAGTAATCTTCGGTAGTGCAAAAATGACTTGTGGCATCTGATTATAGATAGCTACTAGTTCTGATGAATAACCTAGAGTGTTATAAGCTTCAATACCAAAATCATATTGGACACCATATACAAGATTTAAAACCTCATAACTTGTTGTGTACTTCCCAACATCACCAACATTAATCCATGTTGATGAATCACTGCGTTTGTATCGTATCTTGTAACCACGTACAGAAGTATCCTGACTTATATCCCATGTTAGCAGTACCGTATTACCTGAAGCCGTAGCACCTAAACGCTGTGCTCTGAGATTACTAGGCGGTGCAACATACGTTGGATTAGGTAAATTGGTTAAACCTTCCTGGGGGAATCGTCCTGGATCTTTACCCTGATAGATACCATCATCGTAACTGGTAGCAGTAATCTGAATAATACCAGATTTATCCACTGTCATAGGTACTGTACGAGAAACTACTCGGTACTTATTATTCACCAAGCCAGCCTCTTTAAAACTGATCGTGAACACATCAAATACTTTCATATCTGTAACGTAAGTATTAAAAGTGATTGTGTTACTGATGTACTTGGATTTTAATAGTTCAATGTTACTTAAAGTAGCTAACTGTGTTTTGTCCTGAATCCATTTGTAGTTTAAATCTTTCTTAATGATATAGCCGTCTTTAACTACCGATGCATTATTGATTGCATCACTAGGGTAACGAATAATATCTTCAGAATAATCGTTATCTGGATTCGTGTAAGTACTGTCCATAGTATTCACATATTCAGATTTCGAACCTGTAGTAATATTCACACTACCGATAATGCTGCTTTCATCAAAATGCTGAACGGGTATATCTGGTGCGTCAACAGAAAGATAAAGTACACCGTTAGACTCATACAAAATGCCACCAAAGGTACTCAAAATTGCTTCTATGTTTTCTTTATAAGACTTGTCATACTGGATTGAACCATTTGAATAGAAGTGATTAGCCTTACAGTAGTTAGCCATATTACGGAAACTAGTAATATCAATATCATTAGGGTTCAGACCAAAACCAAACTCTGTATTAGTAATAAAATCGTAAAGCTGACTAGGAGGATTTGAAGTTGGTTTTTTAATATTATCTGTAAGATCATAAATGAGACGCCCTTTCATTTCTAATGAGAGCGTATAGTTCATGTTTGGTAGAATCCCATCAATTAGGGAATCGTTAGTTTTCTTGATAACAGTACAGATCTGTACAAGACCATCACCCCGCATTTCATCAGTCCAGCGACTGCCGCCATACTGACGTGCTAAGGTCATTGAACCACCATAAGAAGGCTTGCCGAAACGTACTTCCATCTGAAGATAATTACGGAATTTTGGCAGTAACATAGACTGGGGTAACTGCCCTTCTGCCGTAATAAATGCCCCATCTACAAGTACTGGTGCATTATCGATATAAATTTGTTTGATTACACCGCCACCTTCAGTACCAGCACCAGGCTCTAAGCCAATCTCACCAATACTAATTGCATGTACTGTGCATAGCTGGTTTGAAGTACCGTTGTACACATTCTGCCATGCAACTATTGACCCTACTTTTACATAAGCTTCATCTAAATTATTTCGGTTAGTACCGCCATATACGATAGGTACGCCAGTGCTGGGCGAAGATGATCGTGCGTTACTACTGCCAGTACTCGGATAACTAACTCCTGATTGCCCGATGTTCATCATCATAGATGATGAGATGTAACTGAGTGCTGCCGTTCCAATACCGATTGCTACTACTGCAAGTGTCGCCAGTCCTGCGGCATAGGCGGCTGCCGCCGCTGAAGCCCCGGCTATCAGTGCAACACCTAAAGCTGCTACTGCCATGTTTATTACTCCCCTGTAAATCTATAAATTTTTTGTTTTTCAATTGGGAAGTAATAAGAAATGGTATAGTGTGTTTTATCTTCTGAAAGTACTACTACCTTGCCCCGCCAGTACACC